AAAGACCATCAACTGAACAGTTGATGTGGCCACAGGAGAGGACAATTCGTTCAAAACTCGAATTGTAATCTGACCATTGGTAAAGCCATCAGCAGTCTCATCAGCAAAGATGTCTCCAGTCACGCGAAAATAATTCCGCTTCGCAGTGAGATCTCTAACTTGCAACCAGTGCAGAGCCTGCAGATAGCTAACACGAAAGGAAACGTTCATGTCGGGTTCCAAATCAACAATCTTAGTAAACGAAGTTGACGTTGTAGCACTATTCGAAACAAGATTAGCCGTTGGATCCCAAGTGATTCGCAAACGCCCTTTATGGTACTGAGTACAAACAGCCTGAATCCGAAATTCAATGTCGCCTCGCCAAAATTTGAATTGCTGTGCTACCATAGCCATAGGAGTCAAAAACAATGGTTGAGCATTGTTTGAGAAAGAAACAGCAGCACGGTACATAGTTGGCTGAACAGGGCAGGAAAAGATGATGGTATCAGTCGAAAGACTGCTATTCCACGTTGTTGTTGCCAATAACGCTTCTTTACCACAAATGTAGTTAAGACTCATCTCATCACCTTCACCCAAACCAACTGTTCGAGGATCAATGCACAACTCGTTCTTTGGATCAAGTGTGAGCTTATCAAAAGCATCACTAACCTCAGTGCTTGGAAAACTGTGAAAGGGTGCGTTGCGCACAGGAGTCACATTGCAAATAACAGGTGGATTGGTCCACCCAAAAATCTTTGCTAAATGTGAAACAGCGCTGGCTCCCAATTCAGTAACCCGTGCAAAAGGTCCGATGACAGGCACCTCAGTGAGGTAACCTGCCGCTGAAGCAACAACTGAGGAGACCTTTTCGACTGGCCCAACTGAGTATTCATCACTCTGTTTACCACTCTTCTTACCTTTCTGTTTCTGGGGTTTACCAGACTGAACTGCAAGGTTAAAAGTGGGGCCAGTTAACTTGACGTTGTCCATCCACGCATAGATGTTAACATTGATAGAATCACCTGTCACACCGTTAGCGTTTTGAAGTGGTACAACTTCATAGACCTCCAAATTGCCCATTTCCTGGATCCTTGCTGCAGAAGTAATATCAAGCCAGTTCTTATGGTAGAAAAATGGTAATTCCATCTCACCAGCCTGGTTGTTCTGCGGCATGACCCATATATGGGGCTTTTGAGAAAGTTGTGTGGGCAAATCAACACTAGCTGAAATCAACGCATCATCACTATAAAATGCTGGCAATGGAGTATATGCCAGCAAAAGTGATCCATAATAAAATGGAGAAGCATTGACAACTGCTTTAATGTGCAAATTGCCACACAGAAAATTGTAATTGTCGATTTTCCTCTTGATGACCGCATTGTTTAAGAAAAGATGCCATGGTAACAACACAGAATTGGGTGCAGCAGCACCTTCAGTCCATGTAATGGTATCAATCAACACCGGTCGAGAAAGAAAATCAGCCAGCTCTGCACTAGGTGTATAATCGTTCGTAAATGTTGGATCAACAATAGGAGCAAATTCAACCATGGAGAAGGTGTATCTCCCTTAAATTCAACAACCTGCTCACGTGTGGTGTTAACCATATCTGTGAGTAAGGAAGTCGATTGAGGAGTGGTTTCATCTGGGTTTCCTTTGTTGGTCGTCACGTTCCCAGAGGATTTCTCCTGAGGGATAACGACGGTATCGCCAGCTTGAGCTTCAAAGAACAAATCTTCAGAGGGACGGTGTCTAACGACACTATCCCAAATTGAGATCCCGCTAGGAACTTGCTCCCGTTCCATAATGGCAAGATCTTGGTTTTCAACACCACCTGAGCATGTTACGTTTTCGTTCGTCAACAGCATGTTCTGAGTACTTTTTGGATCCATGTCGTCAGGCGGCACATCCTCACAGCTATCGGACATGGATTTGTGCAATAGACTCTCCTGCTCCTCCTCCGCAGACAGTGACTTACAAGTTGTATCATACGGAAGATTGCACAGGAGTACTGCCAAATCATGCGGGACAGTTCCCTGCGAGTGCCTACCCACTATATCCTGGGGATTGAAACCTAATTTTGCTGAAAGCATCACATATCGTTTATACAAAATGATCCAATTTGGAACAATCTGTATCTGTGGTGCATATTCGTCAAGACCAAACTTGACCACTACACGCTTTAAGAATTCAGCTTGTTTTCTATAAACGTGCAATCCATACCAAAAATATTCCTCCATTGCGGTGCGAATAACTTGGGCAGCGTGTTCCTTTGGATGAACGCCCCGCTCATTCACTCGCATTGTAAGCATTTTCGATATAGAACTATGTTCCAATTTACCAACAACCATGCCAATATCAACATCATAAACGAATCCTCTTTTCAAAAAGGACGCATCTTTGATATTAATATATGGCACGCTCTCAGCTTCTTTATCAGCCATCGTATATACGATACCAATATCTGCGAGAGCGCTTTGGATGGCAGTATGATTGAACCAAGGTGTGTGTTTCGAAACTCCCATAATGTTGTCATCACCATATGTTAGTAGATGAACATACTTCTGGAAGTCTCTGACTGAACCATCAATAGCTGTACCCCTGCATAAGCGCATATACGCATAACGCATGTACAACGAATTTGCAAGGGAATTGACAATAACAGTCAGGGGGTGGCCAGAGGGATTCGTTCCATTGAACTGAACGAGATCACTCCGCATATCCACATTTGGAAAAGCAGTATCCTCCATAATACAAGAGACGATCATAAGATCCTCCTGAGTATATCCAGCATGTTCACACAACCTAAGAATAATTCTAAAGGCTGCACGAATAACGCATGGGGGCATTGTCTTATCAAACGCAGAATAATCACCTGCAACAATAGTATCATCTCCAAAATGAGTCAAATGCTCAAAAATATCGTTCCACTGTGCAGATTGTGCCACAGCACCCACCGCACACTCAAATGTGTACCTATTCCTCTGTATCACTCGAATAACAGACAGCAAATATTGCCGAACAATCAAAGTGTAATCGAGAGGTGCACCACAGAAGACACGTGTCTTCTTTTGTGCAATCTTCGACAAAGAAAC